GATTCTGATAATCTCTATCTGATTTATTTAACCTTCTTCTAATTACAATCTCACCTTGTTGCTGATTAATGCCTCGGCCAACAATATCAGTTGCCATATCTTGTGTTATGTCAGTTCTCATTATTGTAATAAGTGGAAGTATTAAACTGCCCATCTGATCCCTAACAGGTCGACCGGTCTTAAGCATTGACCATTTTTCGCCAGCTGCAAAAATTACAGGTACTTTGCTCAAATTTGTTTCATCTTTTCCAACTTGCGGTGCGATCTCTTTGTCAAATAAATTAAAGATAGCTGTATCTACATCTTCTAATCCACAAGAATTTATATAAAAATCAGGTGTACCGCTTTCTTTTTCATAACCGGACTTTATGGGTGAAATTCCATAATTCTTTTTACTTTGTGTCTTAAACCTAGTTGGCATAACTTTGCTTACTCATCATAGAATGAAGTTTTAATTTTTCGAATACCATCAATAGGCGGTTCAAGAACACCTGACTCACGAAGGTCTCGCTTATCGCCTGTTGGATCGCCAGCAGAGTCCAGAGAATCACCTCGTTGCTGTTCAAAATCGACTTGAATTGCATCAGCATCAGTAAAAGAAATATCTGTCGGTCCTTTAATTGGTGCTTTAAAGAGGCCTTCACGAGACTTGGAACCAATTAACTTAACTCCATTTTTATGTTCAGGCATGCCATAGATGTTTTTTGTAGTCAACATTTCAGATATCTCGTAGAACATCTCGTCAAATGAGAAAAAGTCACCTATGTTAATGTTAAGCCCTTTATCAACTAAATCTCTGTATTGAATGAAAACTTCAATCATAAATTGTTTGTCAATGCCAAACTTATCTATCTTTGTAGACTGCTGAAAGTTGGCATCAACAAGACATTCGATCGCTATCGGATTATCATAGAATTTTTTAAGAGCTTCATTGTAGACAGGGTGCGACTTTGTTTTTTTCTCTGAGACAGGATAATAATAGATCTTTTGTCCTACGACATCTTTTATTATCTCCTTGGTTATATCGGAGATAAAGTTTAACTCTCTTTGTGTTATAAATAAGCGAGCCATTTAAGTTCTTTCATCATCCTATAACAATAGATTTACCAAGCGGCATGGGAATGTAGCGAAGATTCTTATTCATATTCTCAGCAGTTAATGCGTCGGACTCAAGCATCTTTGCTCTAGTTAGATTGGACAAAAATTCTTTTAATTGTGTTACTAATTTGTCTTTGTCTTCTCGGCCCGTTGTAACTAAACTTTCACCATTTAATTGTAGCTCTGCATTTGGTATAGGGATAGATTGAAATTTTGATCGTATTAACCCAAGCAATTCTCTTGATAATGCCAGTGTATACTGTCGAATCCATTGTCGGCCTGGCTGGGTTACGTTTTTAAATGGTATGTTTCCATATGGCGCATTCTCAGGTCCGGACACGCCGTAAATACTATCATCAGTGTAAGCAGTAGGATTTATGGGATTTATCCCCTCCATGACTTTACAATAAACCTTTCCGATTTGTGACTCTAATGTAGGAATTGGAAAGAGTCGAAGCTTGCTTCCAATTATTTGATAGCTGTACTGAGATCTTCTCACTCTAAAAGCAGTCTCTAGCATGGATCTTCTAAGAACGTCTTCAAAAACTGGGAGGACATGGAAGACTGTAGAATTAACATACGATTCGTAATTAAAGTTGGTTGCCAGATAGTTGGTTGTATTTGACGCATTCAATAAGAAATGCTGCGCTGCAATCGGCTCAAAATGAAATAGCTCAACTACTTTTAGTTTTCCTTTTGATCCGCTTGCGATAGTTTGATAGATTACAGCATCAGTAGTTGCGTCTTTAAGTTCTTTATAAATGTCGTAATCTTGTTTGTCTTTTTCAGTATTAAAATAGCCTAATTGCGCATTATAAGCACCCCCCACATAAGCTTCAGTTGCATAAGCATCTGACATTCTTAATAAGAACTCTAGGGAGTTTCTAGTGTATTTGTTTGTTAGATCTGTTGATCCCGTAGGCATTCCTAAAATGTTTGATAATTCAGAAAGTATTTTCATCTCATGAATATGTTTGCTATATTCACAACAAGCTTCTTCAAAGCACGCCCAGATCTCTTTCTTTGTCAGCTCAACTGAAAGTACGTCATCACCTAATTTTCTTTTCACAAAGTTGATCATATTATCAGCTTCAGATTGAAATTGGGCATCTGAATCAAAAAAACTAAATGGCGTGGGACTTACTGTTGTACTAAAAGTTGTCATCTAAGCTCTCATATTGCTTTAAACGATAAATATCATTATGAAAGAGAATGGTTATAATTCATTAACAAACTTAAAATTAAGGAAAACAATATGAAAACTTTACGTCTTGGTTCTTTAGGCATTGATGTAGAAAAATGGCAGATCTTTCTACGAGGAAGGAAGAAAGACAGCTGTGTAGTAGTTACAGGAATATTTGATCATATTACTCATGAAGAAACACGAGAATTTCAAGCAAAATCAAAATTGGTTAATGACGGAATTGTTGGACCTGCAACTGTAGCAGCAGCGCTTAAAGTCGGTTATAATGCATTAACTGATGACAATAATGATGCTTATGGGCCAAACTGGCCGCTAAGACCCATGGTAAAATCGCTTGTTTACCAAGATAGAACAAAATTATTTGGAAATTTCAGCTATGTGGTATCACCAACATTAAGTAATCCTGAGGCAATTACAATAACTGATAACTGGGCTAAAGACAATATAACATTAGTTGAAGTAAAACAACTAAAAGCAATAAAAGGTGCACCTTCAAATTGCAAAATACAATTTCATAAAAAGCTAGAAAAGCAAATTATTCAACTATTTGATGCGTGGGAGGCTGAGTGTTTAACATCACACTTAAAAACATGGGGTGGTTCTTGGGTGCCAAGATTTGTCAGAGGGTCTAGAACAAATCTTTCAAATCATGCATGGGGAACAGCATTTGATATAAACGTGCAATGGAATATGCTTGGAACTATTCCTTCATTAAAAGGTAAGGAAGGTAGCGTTAGAGACTTAGTTGAAATCGCATATACTAATGGATTTTACTGGGGTGGCTGGTTTCCTAATCGCCCAGATGGAATGCATTTCGAAGCCTATAAAATTTTATAATCACATCCCAGAGATAAGCGCTTGAATAGCTGTCTTTACTCTTTCTTGTAATTCTCTTGGTAATGCGGAAAGAAGTACATAAACTTCTCCCTTTTGACTTGTTTCAGGCACACCTCCTACAAAATGATCTTGATGAACTGTTATAATAGTTCGTAATGATAGAGGTGGCGGTCCTGGCTTGTCAGCAACAATAGGTTGATAAAGATCTGCCTTATTCATTTTTAACCTTTTAAAACAAAGTTGGGTCTAGTTAGTGCTTCAGTTAAATTACTTAGTTCTGCTCTGAGAGAAAAAACTTGTTCTTCAAGCAAATCTGTACTTCTTCCTGCCAATTTATCTTCTTGAATTTTAGTCTCTAACTCAATAATTTGTAGATATATTCTTTCAGCTGACGCAGACATTAACGGCCGCCTTTCTTTTTTGGGACCTTCTTTAGTGTAGTCTTAGGCTTAGATAAAGACGTAATATTAACAGTTTTTAATACTTCATTTTTTTGTGAAAGATCTTTAAGCTTTTGTGCCTCTTTAGACTTCCAAACTTCATATAATGATTTGCTAGTTTCAGCTTGTAAAGACTCTAACTTTTCAACTATTGAAGACTTAATTTTTGATAAAATCATTGTTTTTAGTTCTTGCTGTTCAGAACCGTTAACAACAGTATGAGTCAAATTCTCATAAAGAAAAAATATTTCTATTGGTGTTAAATTTAACATCATTTTATTATACACAATCTGTTGTGCTAGTTTATAAGCCGTTAAAATAAAAAAAAAGACCTACTGCTGTAGGTCTTACGGTTAGCGATCAGACTTTTAAAAAGTCACCAAGTTTTTTTAGTGAATTTATAATGCTTCTGAAGGGCGCGATAGATTGTGCGAGCTTCTCGACCATCAAAATGAAAAGTATCGCCATTTGGTGAATCAACATAAAGCATCGTTGCATCACTTTGCGGATTAGTGCTCACTGCAACTGTGATTCCACTATCTCTACGTGTTGTCTCAGTTCGAAACTTACCAGTACGATCTTGACGAGTAATGATTGTGGAGTTGTGATTAGCTGATTTTGTATTCTTGTTATTTTGTCGTGTCATAAATTACCTCTGCAATATTAGAACCAGTGGTTCTTTTATATGTCTTATACTAATGCGAGGTAAGCCTATGTTCAAAACTAACTACTAAAATTATTTTTCTTCAATCTTAGATAATAGCTGACCAACTTTCTTAGAAACATCAGGCGGTGCAGCAAGCAAAGCCTTCACAAAAGCTAAAAGAGCAGCTCCCTTACTTGCATCACCTTTTTTAGCAGCAAGAACTGCAATCTTCAAGGTTGGTTCATCCATGCTTAATTGAGTTGCGAGCTCTTTGGTATTAAGTTGACCTTTTGTGTCTGTTTTTTCGCCTTTTGCAGCAATTGCTGCGTCTTCTGCTTCTCGAAGAATCTCTTGACGAACAATTTTACGTAATTGTAGCTCTGTTAATTTTATCATTTTTTTACTTTATTTAAGTATCCAAGAAATTTATTCGGGTAATTTCTTTTTATATTTAAAAATCTTTATATTAATAGTGTTATTGTGAGTGCTAGGCGTTAAATTTTCTATTCCTAAAAATTTGCATTGCTCTGGCCAATAGTAGAAATAAAAATTCTTGTTGACTAGATGCATCGCACATTGTGAACAAGTTTTCATATTTGATGTTCGACGCTTCATATAACCCAGAGTTTAAATATAAAAAATTACTAAATTATTGGCTATTACCAACAAAAAACAAAGGGAGATATTTTCTACTGCCCTGCTTATCAAACAAAGCAGTTATTTTGAATTAATTAATCCTGATATAATATTAGGTGAATTGCCAAATTCTGCTGTCTTATTACTGTCACCCCTAGCTGTAGCATATACTGCAGCAGTTGAAGAGAATGATGACATTTGGTCAGACGTTTTATTCATGTCATCGAGCCCCGTTAATGGATCATATCCAATTCCATTGCGATTATTTATCTTGTTAGCATAACAATGACCAAACCACCCATTCTTGATATTTCCTTTAGGGTCCATAACATACGACCAATTACATGCATCAGGTGTTGCATCAGGCCAAGCATTACCTTGCAACGGCGTATGAGGAGTATCGCCATAAGCAACAAGAACTGTGTTCTGATCTAACTTTTCTGTAGGACTCTCAGGATCTACCTGCTTTGAAAGATACCCATAGAAACCATCTATTGCCTTTCCTAAATGCTTTGTAGTATTTCG